ACAACGCGCAGGAATGGCAGTGCTGATTTGTCGACCCAGGTCGGGACATACGCGCTGATGTACCATCCTTGATTGGCGACATACGACGCAGTCGTTTTGACATACTCTGCATTCGCAGTGCCGAGCGTCGTGGCTGTCAGGTAATAATCGCCAGCGGCATTGATCTCCATCTGTTTCCAGACAGACCCCGTCACGAGCGTGTAGGCGCTTCGTGGCACTCTTGCATAGAGTCCACTGTAAGTGCTGGACCATGCTTCGGTGATAGGTAGTGGAGCGGGCATCGCCGTGTTTGTCACGCTGTCAAACCAGCCCGTGCTGTTGGCACGGTCCCACGAAGTTCCGTCTGCACCAACACACACTCGACCTAAGCCAGGACGTGGCTCAGGACAATCGACCTCGACCTTGATAGGCCAGTTAGTAGCCATCTAGATTCTTCTCATTTCAGTGACCAGGTTCTGACGTCCTTGCTGAATCATCATCTTCCGCATGGCTCGCTCGAGGTCCGTCGAAGCAGGGATGAGTGTCTGCGGGATGATGCCGACGCCACCCTGATTCGTCGGGTTGTTCCCTGCGTTGAGCTCCGCAGCTGTCACACCGATCGCGCCCAGGCGCCCGCCACCAAAAGTCTGTTTCCGAAGATCGAGTAGATCTCGTGTGCTGCCTGTGTTCTTCGCAATCTCGAACAGGTGTCCTTCCATCGACTTTGCCATGTCGACAAATGCCGCCTGCATTTTTGCGGCATACGTTGCGATGTCAATCATCGTACCGATTAGGCCACCTTTACCTTCTGTCGACTTTGCTGCGCCTGCTGCTTTACTTGCAGCTCCAGCAATGCCGGATGTATTTGGTAAACCTGGAAGTGCTGCGCCTTTTGTATTTCCGGTCGCCTCCACCTGCGGTATTGATGGTGTTTTAAACATCTTATCCATGATGGCAAATGCACCAACAGAAAGACCAGCAGCCGCAATGATTGCTGCGATTGATGCAGCAGCAGCTGCTGGATTCGCTGCGGCCTTCGCTACAATCTCTGCGACTGTCAATGCACGAAGCGCCGTCACGGTCGTATAAATGGCTTTTACAAACACACCAAACTTTGAGGACAGGTCAATAATGAATGCAGCCAAGCCGATACCGATGAGGACTTTGAACATGCCATTCGCAGCAGTGCCAGCCGTGGTCATCTGTTGAATTAGTTTCGTTGTCGATTCTAGTGCAGATGTAACCGTTGGACCAAATGCCATGAGCATAGATGCCATGACGTTACCGACTGCTACCTGTAGCTGATTGTATGTGTCTGCGACATTATCGACTGCGGTCTGGAGTCCCGCGGATGCCTTCGGCATAGCATTGAATGCGTCAGCGATGCGTCTCGCGGCGTCTGCACCACTGATGCCCATCTTGCGAATCTGCTCGGCTGATTGCGTACCAAATGCCGCATCCATCGCTTTGCCAAACGATGGCAAAGCTTCACGAAGCTGATTCAGTTCTTCCTGATTGACCTGCGTTCCATTCGCCAACTGTGACATCGCGGTGATGACACGGTCAACTGTATCGGCAGATGCACCGACAGAAGCAACAGCATTCGCGACACCCGTCAATGCCTTTTCTGCTGTGTTAGCGTCAAACTTTGCGGATCTCAGACGGATGAAGCCCTTAACTGTTTGCTCGAGGTTGATTCCTGGGAGAAGAGCAATCTTCCGCAGTCTGTCCATCTCCTCGGTAAGTTCACTAGTGGAACCGACAGTCGTGGCCAGTGCTCTCTGTAGTGAGTCGTAACCTACAGCTGCATCGAGAGCGGACTTTGCAAAACCAGCTATAGCTGCTCCTGCCAGTAAACCTTTAAACTGATTCGCGAGATTGCCAGCAGACTGTTGAGTTTGTGTCAAACCATCAGCTGCTTGCTTCGCTTCAGTCTTGATGTTCTTAAGCGCCTGGACAGCATCACCAGCGCCTGAAACTTTAAAGATGATGTCGAATATACCAAGCGCCATTAGAGAGTCCTTTTAGCCAGGACCGACATGACGGCCTTGACAATTTCAACGATCTGATTTTCCCAGACTTCACCAGCCCATGCGACTTCAGCGAACTCCTCGAGCGTGAGATCAGTTTCACGGGGATGACGCTTGAGATGCCGCACACTCGTGTACAGTATCTTTTGCGCCACCCCGCCTAGTCGTTTGGGACTTCGTCTACCGCCGCTTCGATGTCAATCGGAAACGCTCGCGCAAACTCTCCAACGGTATAGAGGTATATGTCGGACCGATCACGAGCGAGCTGAGCGAAGCGGCGCGCCGGATTGATTTCACCGTCGCCAGCCTGAGTCACATAACACCTGGCCATGATCATCAGAATCTGAAGCATCTGAGCAGGAAACTCAGGGAATGCAATCTTTAACATCTTCTCGACTTCAGGTCGTGGAAACAGGTCCGACGCCTTCGGTTCCCTAAACACAAAAGCACCAGGTGCTCCGATGAAGCGCTCGATGTCGACCGAATAATTCGGTCTACCTTCTAGTTTAGGAATGTCATCAAAGATTGAACTCAAAGTTATGCTCCGTATAGACCAGTGATTCCGCTGACTCCGAGCTTGATCGTCGCGGTCTCAGTCTGTGTTTCTTCAGGTGTCAAAGATAAACCGGCCTCGGTGACCATGCCGAAATACTTGAGGACAGCACCAGCCACGGATCCAGTTCCATCCAAGTCTACATCGATTTCACAGCCGTACCCTAGTTTCGATGCGAAGATTGGTCCAAGTGCACTGTCGACATACAGTTCGATACTCACTGAGCCAGCCTGTGTCGTAGACAGTGATGCCTCATATACCGCGCACAATGCCGTGGCATTGACCAGGTTCTGCGTGATAGTCGATGAGAAGCTCTTAGCGAGACATACGACAGAGGTTGCTGTCGTGGATGGCAGTGCGATTGTGTCACCAGTCAAAGCAGCAGCTGTGAAAGTGACGGTCAAAGTTACATCTTTGGCGAGTAATGGACGGGACATGTGGATACCTCTATGGACTTATTGTGGCGACATACAACTGGCTGATGCCATTGTCGACGCGGCCATCCTGGCTCACGTCTATTGATGAGCTTACGCTCGAACGATTTAAGAAGAATGGCGGCGTGGTGCTTGACACTGTCTGCTTATTTAGAAGCGTGTCGATGCGGTCCACGATGCCCTTGATACGTGCCATCGAGACAGCACCAGACTGCGTGTCCCAGCACCACACCTGATGACTTGATGTGGTCACTATGCGGCCACCACACATCGACGTCGTGTCATCCTGGCCAGCGTCAGTGTGACGCACGACGATGTATGGAACCTGTGGCTGTCGGAGGCTGATCGGGTCCTTCTCCGGAGCCAAGTACAAATATATGCCCTGCTGGTACGATGGCGACCTGTTATCGACGGCCAGCAATCCCTGAAGCGTTGCATCAGCTGTGAGCGTGTCATAGATCCACTCATCGACGACTAAGGATTCAACCATTGAAGTACTTCCTCACTACGCCAGTAAACACGGCCCATGCTTTTTCGGATGCTGGTATCGCGAACGGTCTATTCTTCTGGAACTCGAGTATCTTGCCATAAGGCGCCGCGATGCTGATCACATACTCGTATGCATTGACCTTGCCGATGGTGATCGATGTCCGCAGGAATCCTGTACGCACCGCTGGTGCTTGTCCTGGCGCGGATGCTTGATAGACTGTCCCGCCGACCTTGTAGCGTCGTCCTGACTTTGGTCCAGTCATCAGTGCAATCATGCCAGTGTACGAAGCGCTCACTGCATTCTGGAGAAATACAGATAGCATGCGAAAACGCTCCTCCGCGTCGTCAAAGCCTGATAGGTCGACATTGACGGTCACGGTGCTAGGACCTCGATGAGCAGTGGCCCGAAGCGGCGCACGGTAGTCGACACGGTGAAGGACAAAGTCAAGCGAATCACAGCTGCTGTTGGATAGGCAGCGGGGTTCAGGATCGTCACAATGCCTTGTGAGGAGAGAGACTTCGTGAGCGTGGCTGTTCCTGTCACGAAGCTATACGCGACGCCTGTGGCAGCATTCGTGTATGTCGCCGCGAGAGTGCCTGTCGTGATGTCAATCGGAGACCCGTTGTCATCGACCAGGCGCAAAACGTAAGTGTGCCAGTCTCCGGTCCAGGCCGCGATTTGCGTGACCTGTTCGGGATCTTCGGTTATCTGAAGGATGTTCACACTCATACTGGCCTCACATAAAGTCGTAACGGTCCAAAGATCTGCGTGTCTGTCGCTCCGGTTGTCCTGGTCACAGTCACAGTGTACGTGCCAGATGTGTTCGTGACCGTAGTCGTGAGACCGAATGATAACCGACCATTGTCCGCATAGGTCGCAGTGCCGCTGTAGGTGGCCACGAGTGTCCCCGCTGAGCTGTAAACCTTCGCTGTGACCGTTGCGCCACTGATGTCAATGCCAGTGCCATTTGCGTCAGTGACCTGGACATCAACGGTCGAAGCGGTTCCC